CTTTGCGAAAGTGGCAAACTGGAAGGTGGAGAACTTTGTAAAGTATGCGAAATACTGTACGGCTTTTCCAATGGCTCGATACTTGCGTAACGAACTACCTGAAAAACCTGAAGGATTGCCTTCTTGGTCGGTCTTTGGCGGTGCTATCTATAAAAAGATACACGCTAGACTTGTTTCCTTGAATGACAAAAATACTTCGTTTTTCACGGCGTTACTCCAGGGGGTAAAAAGAGCTTGTAATACAATCCCTAGGACTTATATTGAAAAGTCCAAGCTTTCACACCTAAAGGTTCTAACAACCGCTCCATCAGATATAGATGAGGCGTTTATGGAACGTTTAGAGGGAAAGTTCATGGGGGTAGGACAAAAGTTCAAATTACCTTATAAGAAAGTAATAGAGGTCACTGAGCCTTCAAAAAATGCCTGTTTTGAATGGGCAAGAGATGAAGGTGGCCAGTATAATCAAGTTCAGAAGATCTGGGGACAGACAACTTTCAATGAAAGAAGCGTCGACAACCATGCATTGTATAAATCAATGCTTGAATCCAATGATTTGATTAGAATGGACGAGGGCAGGACCCAATACTATTATCGAGATGTTCCGTCAGATAAAATAGACCTTATCAACATTGCTGCAGAAACTTTATACAAGGGGTACCCTCTTAATTGTAAGATTGTACCACTTGCAGAACCACTAAAGGTTCGAACAATATCTGCTGGCGAAGGTCTTCCATACTATGTAGGTAAATCATATCAGAAAGCAATGTGGAGTTATCTCAAAGAGATGCCCCAATTTGTTGCAATTGGTGAACCACTGAGGCCAGATCATCTTCATAAAATGATGATAGAAACTGGCGATCAACTAGATTTGTACCTGTGTGAGCTTCCAGGTAGACCCGAAAAAGGTCTTCCCTTGAATCCCACACAGTTCTTCGTTTCTGGTGATTATTCATCTGCAACCGACCTATTAAATATCAAGGTCACACTTGCTGCTTTCGATAGTTTCGTGCTTACGCTCAAACGTAGGTTAGAAAAACGTTTTTGGTCAGAGGACGGGGGTGAAACCACCACCATGTTCAAATTCCTTGACGTGATTCGTTCACTACTAGAGCCCCACAACATGTTCTACAATGATTCCACTGGTTCACTGGAGCAGTACTGTATTGACAATTGTATAGAATATCAAATTGTCACTATAGCACATGTCCAGTTCCTGATGGTGCATCAGAGGAATGGGCAACTAATGGGATCTCCCATTAGCTTTCCTTTTCTATGTCTGATCAATCTTGTGGTATATTGGGTATCGCTCGAAGATTACCTTGAGACCGAAGTCCCCATGAATCTACTTCCTGTTCTTGTCAATGGAGATGATATCGCATTCCGTTCAAACCCTGAACATTATGCTATATGGAAAGATTACACTGCTAGAGTTGGCTTTAAGCTTTCTCTTGGCAAGAATTATATCCATCCAAGTATCATGACAATGAACTCTGAGGTTTTCCGTTATGTCGGGTGTGACTTTAGACCAATAAAATATTTTAATGTTGGTCTATTGATGGCTCAGTCCAAAGGACGTTTAGCCGACCCTACACGAAAGTTACCTCTTGTAGATTTGTATCGTTTCTCGGTGTTAGGTGCACAGGATAAGTTAAGAGCCCATCGTAGGTTCTTACACTATAACCGCTTGCAAATATCTAAAATTACAGATAAAGGCAAGTTTAACCTGTTTATACCGATACACCTAGGCGGACTAGGTTTTCCGACTTTCCCAGAGTTGTTCGGGAATTTCGAAGTTACAAAGTTCCAGCGTAGGTTTGCAACATTCCTCTTGAGAAGAATTGAGCAGCAACTTGCTCTCGGTGTCTATCCGAAGAAGTACCTATTTGCCTTAGTTTCAGAGGCCACTCCTATGAAGTCATACTTCAAAAAGACTGGCATGAAGGCTCTGAAACTGGGCGGAGAAGTACCGGACGAGGGTTGGGAAATATATTCCGGCCCAAATCCTCTCACTGCAAAGCCTTTTCAGGCTGATAGGTGGGATCTTCCAGACACAGTAGGAGAGATAAGCTACAGGTTGCCCTCAAGAAGTTTGTTGCGAGAGTTTAATACACTCCAGTATTATGCTTCAAAAGTGCAAGAAGGTGGATACCATCCTGGGGCACATTGCGTTATCGCAACCCAGGCTTGCTCTGATGAGACTCTCTTTTCTACAGATCTCCGTTTCGTCTGGTTTAAGCCAACTTTTCCAAAAGTCGAGTTGGTTCGACAAGACGAAGACCACTAGCCGTTGAGGCGGCAATCGGCCGTACAACGGTCGACGGGGTTCAAATATTTACTAACCAAAACGGGCATTCCCGTACCAAGGAGCCAGGACGAAAGTCCTTTCATCCGGATGGTCTACAGACTACACGGTTAGAGGTGAGATATACATCACTCTTTATTTGAATGAATAGTCGGAGTTGTTGTTCTTGGAGCCCGTGTTAAACAACACTTAGCTTTATGACTAACAGAAACCAAGCAATCGTTCCCGCCAGTAGAGGCGTGGTAACTCGTACCGCTCGTGCCTTAGCACCAGCTTTAGCGAGAGCTTTTTCCAGGCAAATCGCCAATAATGTTTATAGTAGTCTACCTTCCTGGGAACAGGTTGGTAAGACTGCTAAACGCATTAAAGATGGTTATAATTCTGGATCTACAGCTCCTATAGTACAGCCGATGGCTGCACCTGTCGCTTTAGCAATGCCGCGTAGGTCGAGGAGCGCGATCGTTAAGCAAGGGAAAGGATCGACTATGATCACTCATCGTGAATTAGTCGTCTCTAACCTGCTAGGATCACAGACCTGGATCAAGCAGAAGATTTTCTACTTGAATCCTGGTCTTGCTGAGCTCTTCCCTTGGCTGTCAACTATGGCAATAAATTACACTTTATACAAGTTTCATAAGCTTGAATTTGAGTTCGTACCTACTGTAGGGTCATCTACTCAAGGAGAGATTATTCTTACTCCGGAGTATGACCCCTCAGCCGCTGATATCACATCAGAGGCTCAGGCAGTCGATCACAAAGATTCAGTTGCCGATGTTCCTTGGAGGTGTTTACGAGCTCGTCTAAGCGCGAAAGATCTGCATGCATTAGGACCAAAGAAATTTATTAGGTCCACGGTGACTGCATCAGATCTCAAGACTTTTGACGCGGGTAAGTTATATGTTTCCACTAACAATTGCGTAAATTCAGCAGCGCTAGGAAAACTCTATGTCCACTACACAGTGGAGCTGTTTACTCCCGTTCTAGAGCCAGCAACGCCTACAACCACAACCACAATAATGGATTGGTTGGCGGCTGCGCAAACTCTATCTTCTGGAGCTGTGACAGCAATTCAGTTTGACATGACGTCTACCTACTCAGCCAATCTACCTGTTAATAAACCGGTCCTCGGTTCTTATATATTCCCTAAGGGAGTCTATAAGATCGATTACTGTGTTAACTTCCAGGATTCGATTAATGAGACCTTTACCACAGCGGTTACCCCTTACGAGGCAGGTACTGCAATAAGTACAAGGTACGGGACGGCAATCGGTAACACTAGTGGTGTTGCCACTCAGCAGAGATCTTCAACATCCGCGTTTATCTACTACGCAGATGGTCTGAAGACGTTTCAGCTGATGGCTCAAGCCACAGGTGCGGCTGGCGTGTTAACTATTCAGAGTGCAACTTTATGCGCCCAACTGATTTCGAACTAGTCTCAACAACCATGGTCCTGGTAAGACCATAAGCTATTTAAACTGCCCGCTGTACAGAGGACACTGTGCACCGAAAAGGTGTCAACACAC